GAGGGGTATGGGCTATGGTCATGGTCATGGTATTGGTGGTGGCGTGGGTGTGGGTTGGGTCATGCACTTTTCTATGCTGTATGGTATGGGTATATAGATAGGGTATACAGGGGTATTGGTTGTAGCTACATTGGTAAGTTTACCCTATCTTTGTAGCTACAAAATATTTATATGGCAAAAAGCAAACCAATTGGAGTTAGATTTGACTTATATAAGTTGGATATGATTCAAAAAGAGCAGAATTTGACATCTGTTCAACAAGTAGTTAATTATTTCTTGGATGGGTACAAAAGCATTTCTGTTTCAGGGACTCTTCTTGAAATTATAAATACAGATGGGGAACCTAATATTTTAGGCAAAAGTAAAGTTAAAAGAGGAGCGCCTTTTAAAAATATGCCCCCTTATCACACAGATGCCCCAAATTTGGAAGAAATAGCTAATTTCTTACCAACACCCCCTGAAAATTTAAAAGGTCTAGATTTGGCTATATGGAAGTCTGAGAATTGGAAATAATTCGTATCTTAGTGGTAAATATTGAAGATATGCCACAAGATTTATTGAAATCAATGAAAAAAAATGCAAGTGATACCGTATCTGTAGGTAACGCTAGATTAAAAGCATACCAAGACAGTTTAAATATTTATAATAAAAGCAATAAATTACAAAAAGATTTAAAAGCAAGATTAACTTTACCTTGGAGTGAATTGAAAAAATATAATAGTCTAGACGATATAGTAAAACGTAATGAGGAACTTAAAAAAAATAAAATAAAACCAATAGGCGAAACATCACCTTATTATGTAAAAGATGATGATGGTAAATACGCATCACACCCAAAACATACAAATCAAACAATACCAGTTTATAAAAAACCTACAAAACCAGAAAATACACCAGAAGTTGTAACAAGTGAGTCAGACCCTAGATTAAAGAAGTATCAAGATAGCTTAACTGCATATAATAAATCCAATGATTTATATAAACAATTACTAAAACAGGGAAAAGAAGGTAATCAAGGAATTAGAGAGCAAGTAAGAGATAAGATGGCTCTTGAAGAAGTCAACTATCGTGGTAATGTAGGTATGCCATTTTCATATGAAGGAATTAAACCAGACTATGTATTAGGTACTAGAACTCCTAAAGAAAATAAAGGATATTTACCACATTATAAAAAACCTGTACAACCAATTAAATATCAAAAATCAGAAGATATTCAATCTACTCCATTGTCTTTAATGAAAAAACCAGAAGTAATTGTTAAAAAACAAAATAATTACGATGAAGGGGAATCTATAATGTTGCGTATGCCAGATAGACTAGGTGGTGGGGGTGGTGCGTTTATAGGTACTAAAAAGAAAGACGGAACTGTAGAATATGTTAAACCTGAAGATTTTAAAAGAATGGGAGTTCCTCCTTATGGTCAAGAATTTATTTTAAACCAATTAGCTAAAAAAGATGAAAAGTAAATTAAAATGATTGATATAGAAAACTACTCAAATTATCCAATTAACGACCAAATACCTAGTAATCAGTCGCTAAAAAATAAAGCCTTAGCCCAAATGAAGGCTAGAACTGATAATTATTTATCTAATCGTCCGTCTTTATCTCAATATATTAAAGATGCAGAGGAAAGGCAAAGAACTAATACTGCTAAACAAGTTGCTTTATTAGAATCGCAAAAACTTTTAAATAAAGCAGCAAGTAGTAAGGTAGCAGCAAATGCTATGAAAAATATAGTAGAACCGGGCTTTGATGTTGCAATGTTAATAGAAGGAGGTGGATTGGCTAAAAATGCAATTAAATCTGGATTAAAATCAATGAGTAAAAAAATAGCAGTAGATGAAGCCGCATCTACTATAACTTCAAAGGGTACTACTAGATATTTTAATAAAGCTAATAAAGAACTTCCATATACTACATCAATGAGAAGTATGGAAGAAGTTAAAAATTATAATCAAGGGCTAAAAAAACAATTTAAAACTGGTTCAACAGAAACACCTTCTGAAGCATTAAAACCATATTTAACTGATGATAAAAAATTAGGTATTAATGATATTGATTGGGAAGAAATATCAAAAATGTATGGCCCGGCGTCTCTTTTAAGAACAAATAAAATAAAAGAAGCAGACAAAGTACTTTTAGATTTTAGAAATAGAATTTCAACTCCAGAAGGGGAAAAAAGAATGAAATCTTTATTAGGTGATAGATATGAAAAGGTAAAAAATAATATAAAAAATTTAGAATTAAAAGAAGACCCATCGGATTATGCATATTATACATCTGGTGTAATGACCGAACCATATATAGGTTTACACCCAGAATTAGATAGAGAAATGATAAAGCCAATTGTTAGACATGAAATAGAGCATGCGGTGCAAAAGGGAGCTACTACCGAAGTTGATGATATATTATCAAATTTAGAATTAAAAAAAACTCCTAATAAAGTAAATTGGGATGAAAGAAAATTAGACAAGCAAATAAATCCACAGAATTTAAAATACAAATTAAAGGATAGACAAGATGCTACAGATTATTTTGATTCTGGTTCTAGCGGTAGAGAAAAAGGTGCATTTCTAGGAGAATTACAACAATATATGGTTGATAAAAAACTTATATCACATCCTTATGCTGTTAATGAAATAACCCCTTCAAAAATAAGAGATGTTTTTATAGACAATATTGGGCAAGATGAATATCCGTTAAGAATATTTAACATAATGAAACCTACTGACAATAATTATAAAATTATAGCAGATGGTTTAAATAAAATGTTAATAGGTGGGGGCGCTGTATTTGGAGCAAATAAATTAAATTCAATGAAAAATAATGAAAAGTAAATTAAAAATGATGAAGCGAGCAGATGGCTCTTATTCTCCACGAGGATTATGGGATAATATTCGTAATGCTAAAGGAAGTGGCAAAAAACCAACTGCCGAAATGTTAAAGCAAGAAAAGAAAATTAAATCAGAAGAAAAGAAATAGTTATGGCTGGAGCTTGGCAACGTAAAGAAGGTAAAAATCCTGAAGGTGGATTAAACGCTAAAGGTCGTGCGTCTTATAATGCAGAAACTGGTGGTAATCTAAAAGCTCCGGTTAAGTCTGGCGTTAATCCTCGTAGAGTTTCTTTTGCAGCTCGTTTTGCTGGTATGCTTGGAGCAATGAAGAAACCAAATGGCGAACCAACAAGGAAAGCCTTAGCATTAAAAGCTTGGGGATTTGGGAGCGTTGAAGCTGCTCGCAAGTTTGCTAATGCACATAAAAAATCTTAGTTTATTTTAATAATGCTAAATCATTTAGCAATCTTATTAGTGGTATTAAAAATCCTTCGGAAGTATTGTTATCCCCTCCTTTCATTTTAAACTCATTGTTTTTATAATATACTCTACATACTTTTTTTAACGATTCGGTTGGTAATAAAATAGCAGCATCAAGCACATCCATTCTGTATATCCAATAGTTAGCCGTAGTGGTAGCCAATCCGCTTGGTTTATTTCTAGATTTATATTCAATATATAAATTACCAGTTTTATGAATAAGCCTATCGCTTTTTACTTCAATAAGCTTACCATTATTAAATAAATTATTAAGCCAATCTTCTGCCTTTTCTCCAAAGTTTAAATCGTGACTAAAACTTGAAGAGTATTTCATTCGTTAATTTTTAACTTCCTTTTGTTGATTTAGAATTTCTTTTCCTTTATCTGATAATGGTCTAGCATATATTCTTAATTTCTTTTGTGTAGTTGGGCATACAAAAGTTAAGCCTGCATCTAAATAAGCTTTGATTACTAATTCTAAAACTCCATCAGCATCTTCGCTTGCGCCAATTACATGAGGTTCGTCATAATCAAATTGCATACAGAAATCACATCCGTCTAGTGGTTGTGCATCTTGCGGAAGGTTTAATTGTTTTTCTTTTTTAGATTTTGCCATTGTTAAAGTTTTTGTGGGTGTTTTCAATATCTTGTAAAAATTCTCTTGCTTTTTCTACTTTTTGCTCAATGCGTAAAATATCATCTTCGTTTCTACTAACGTCAAACATAAGTATTCTTTCTTCCATAGCTATATCATCAAACTTCATGTTTAATTCTAGCTTCATGGCTTCTCTTACAAACTCTGGGCTTTCTTCTGAAATTACATCTAGCTTTTTAAGTAAATAATACTTCTCTTGTTGTATAATATTATCTGGTGTATTTACAAGGCAATAAGCAATGGTAGCTTTGGTTTTACCCGTAAGCCACATATATGACATCATTTGCCAATAGTATAAATTATCAAGTTTATCTGGGATATTACCTAAGAATGTCCATAGGTCATAGCTAGATTTAATATCAATAATTCCATCATCAATAATATCTGGTAGCCCTGTTATGTATTTATTTGAAAATCTTTCCGTATTTTTAACAAAAGGTTTCTTTAAGTACATAGACAATAAATCAATCGATTCTTGCTCTACTTCAATTCCTTTTTTCATTTGCTTTGTTTGAATATCTTTACTCCTATTATACTTATTAGAAATATAAACATCAAGCAAATGTCTTTGTGCGGTCTTAGAAAGTAACCCAGCTTCTTTGTCCGCTTTTGTTACTGGCTCAGTCATTATATATCCTACAGAGCTTGCTCTAATTAGTGTTTCATTCCAATTCATAGTTATAAAGATTTATGTTTAGCGTTATAAGATTCCAATACTTCTGGATTATTTTTAGCCATTAATTCCCAAGCTCTTAACTCATCTCTAGTCTTGCAAGCATTTATAAACTCTATTGTTTTTTCAGCTAAAGATTTTTTAGATTGGGTAGGAATAATTTCATCTGGGATTTCTTGGTAAAATTCATTTAAATCTTTTAATTTAATTACATTTTGCTTGTGATACTCTTCCACAAGTTCTCTTGCATAGTCAAGAGCTTTGGTAGCAGATTCTCCCTCGTTAAGAGCAAATTCAACGCCAATTTTTTCAGAAGAATAATTTCCTAAGTTAAATGTTCTAGTGTAGTTAATGGTTTGTATGTGCATAGTGGTTTATTTTATTCTAGTTACAGTAGTTACAGTGTCAGCAGCTTTTATTTTAAATAGTTTGTTTTTGTGAGCTTCTTTTTTCTTTAAATTAGAAACCATTACCATTACTGAAGTATATGGGTTGTCTAACCTAAGATGCTCTCCTAAAGTCAAATCGGCTACCTTACTGGAAACCGAATCGGGGGAAATGTTTCTTGCCATGTTATTTGTTTTGGCACAAAATTAATTTAATTAATTTAATATAAAAAATTTAATTTAATTTATTATATTTGTATTTCATACGCATAGAAGGTTTAACAAGTAATCCCCCTTCCGTTTCTACGGTGAGGGGCTTTTTTATGTTATAACATTTGTCAAGTTATAACTTTACTTATTTGCGTAGTACTACTACTAACATTTAACATATTTTGTTACAAATACCTATAAATCAGTAGCATATTTGCCCTAATTCCATTACAACATTTTACATATTGTACCTAAAACATTGTACAATGTTCACGAATACGTGAAAGTTTGCTTTTTGTGAACAATGAGTAGTATTACTACCAATTTATGTAACTTAATCACACTTTTTAGTACGAATAAATGTTCCCAATTTGGTTACAAAAGTTCGCTAATAGTAAACTTTATCAATCATAAAAGTTACCCAATAAGGCAACTTTGAGCCGTAAATGACCAATAATCGGCTCATGTTTGAGCGATAAAAAACCCCATGTCATTCTAAAACATGGGGCTGAAACTACAAACTATGATAACCACCGTAAAAATATAAATTATTTTTCAATAAATTTCTTTTTTACCAAGTTTAGCTTTGCCCTATATTCTAGAATTAAGCCCTTTAGCTCATCTTTTGTAGGTTTTACTGTTTGCCTAGCTGTTTCTCTTAAATAATCAACTACAGCATTATTTTCTTCGTGTAATTTGTATTCAAACTCTTCTATATTACCAGTTTTAAAGTAATTACATTCCATACATTGTGGTCTGCAATT